AGAACATTTGCTGTTGCTGTGTCGTTCAAGAATGAAACAGTGATGGTGTCTGCTGCTAAACCTGCAACAAACTTATGAGCTGTGTCGCCCATTGCTGTTACTTCTAGAGCATCTACCTGACGGTTAAGTGTGAAAGCAGTTACATGGTCTGAAAGATTGACAGTAGCAACCTTAAATCCGACCTTATTGTTTAAGAAAATTGCCATTGATTATTCCTCATCTTTCTTTGTAGTTACTGGCTTTGTTGCTGGTACTTCTGAAGTCTGACCAATCTTTTTCAAGAAGGCTAGATCCTCTGGTGTTAGCTCTGACATGTTAGCTCCAACTTGTTAGGATTGATACGGACATCTCGCAACTGAGTAAGTCTCCAGACGCAGCGTTGAGAACACTAGGTGCGCTTATCGCGCTTACATTATAGGTCAAAGATGATGCAGCTAGTTTTGCAAACACGCCACAAACAAAATCTTCAATGCCATTCAAATTACCTTCATTATCGAAAAGAGGCGCAACAATTAGCAATTTAAAGGATGCCATCGGACTGATACCAATATTTTGATTGTTGCTAGGAGTAATGTAAGGATCGTCCGGAGATACGATCACAGAATTAGCAAGCACGGTGGCAGGCGGAAAAGCAAAGACTTGATATTTAGTGTTATCTACTAGCGCGGTGGCTAAAGTAGTGCGGAGAGTGGTTATCGCTACTGGGGGCATTAGCCCACCATTGAGCGAGGGTCTAGCGCGTGTGCAATCAATCCTCGCACCTTAGCGAGAAGCTGTGCGCTCATTCGGTAAGGGCTTGGCTGGAAATCGACTGCGTTACTGCCAGAAAGGGTGGCTGTTCGCGCTTGCCAGATTTCAACAGATATCATAAGAGCTGCGTTCTGCACTGCTGGATCTGTAGTCCAGTCTGTATAAGACTCTGGAGCAACAGTGCCATAAGGCTCGATTGGGTGATACTTAACTGTCGTTGTGTGGCTTGTTGCCATGCTGATGTAGTAATCACCGACAGCTGTAATTGTCTTAGTGCCTGCGTACTTAGTACCGCAATTAGCAATTGTGACTGATTCTCCTACATAGAAAATATCTTTTACTGGAATGTTGAAGTAAAGAGTTCCCACATTAGGGATGTTGCTATGACCTACTGCAAATTGAGTGGGAGTCCAAAGCATTGGCACAAGGACTACATCCGATGCGTCGCATACTTCTTGAAGAACGGCATCGCTATACAAGGTACCGACTCCGAGAGTGCTGCGGAGTTCCGCGACTGTTGTAAGTGACATCCCATTCCTTTCTAAAGACTCTAGGGGATCAGAGGGCTACTGACCCCCTAGAGCGACTTAGTGTGGCGAATTACGCCTTGTTGTTCTTAAATGCGCCTGCACCGACCTTAGTAGCAATTGCTCCAAAGCCGTAGTAGCCGATTGTTACCTGTCCTGCTGCTGTTGATTCAGCGCGTAGGCGGTATGTTGGTGACTCGTACCATGTGTATGCCTCTGGGTTGACAATAAGGATTGATCCGTCTGTGTCTGTTCCAGCTGCTGTGTTAGGTGTTACATAAAGATTCAGACCAGCAACATTGCCTTGTAGTGCTGTTGGCAATACTGATCCGCCTGCGTTCATTGGGTTTGACGCTGTGTAAATTGGACGACCATTGTCGTTTAGTGTCATGATGTTTGACCACTGAGCAGTGTTAACGATCATGTTGCGAGCAAATGGATTTGGAAGGCCAAGTGTTGCATCATAAACAGAAGCTGCACCGCGAGCAACAATTCCAAGCAATGCTGATGCTGTTGGATATGTTGCTGTTGTCGTTGCATCTAGTGTTGCACCTGTAATGATTGCTGCGTTAACTGCTGCATCTGTTGCCTTTGCGTAAGCTGCGCCCATGTTGCGCACTAGCTCATCGAAGAATGCTGGAGATGTACGATCTAGCAATTCAACAGAGAATGTCTGCTGTCCTGCATACTTCTTTACATCTACTGACAAGAAGGATGAATTTTGATCTGTGTCTGAAAACGCTGCGTTTTCTGCTGTGACTGCAACAGTTGGCATTGCTGTGATCTTTGGGATCTCAAAAGTCATACCTGCATCTGGCAATACTCCACGAGAGATTGCTTCGATTGATGGACGAATTGTTGTGCCTAGTGGGTTGATGATTTCTGACAATTGGCGTGTCGGTACTAGACCTGCGTTGTCACTGGTGTCATCGGCGGCGCGTAGGTACTGACGAGCTGACTCATCTCCTAGAGCTGCACGGATTGTGTTTTCTGCATACTTAGCCGCTGTAATTTCAATACGAGGCTTTGTGAAGTATGCTGCTGAAACAGTTGGGCGAGCAGCTTCAACCGCTGGTGCTTCAACTGGTGTTGCTTCGACTGCTGGAGTGGTTTCTTCCACGGTTGCTGTCTCGCTTTCTGTTGGTTGGATTGTTTCTTCTACAGCAGATTCTTCTGCTGCAATATCAGTAACCTGAGCAGACTTAAACGCTGGCTCGGTTACTAAACTGGTTTCGACCAAGCGAGCAGCAGACACATAAGTCACGCCATCCTTGATCTTTGACTTTAATACTTCTGCTCCGATTGATAATCCAGATTGCAAACCTTCTTCTGCAAGAATAAGAGCTTCAGTGCCGCGCTGTGAGCGACTTACGGAAAAGACTGCGTGAATTGCATCTTCTGATTCGCTAAATGAAACCATGCGACCTAAAGGCTTCTTTGTATCGTGCTGGCTAAGAAGTTTGATTGCCTTTGGATCGGGAATTGAAATAGATCCAGATTCAAAAATGACTTTGCCCATGTTTGTCGATCCTGCTTCAACATTAAGAGGCACAATCTTTCCAGATACTGTGCGACTTGCTGAATCTGCTGTCAGATCAGCTGAGAAGGTAACTATTTGGTTCATTGCATACCTTGGCTTCCATTAGGTGTTAGGTCAGTCATTGCCATTGCCTGTTCTGTGGTAATTAGATTTAGGCTCAAAAGTTTTTCAATTACTGCTAGTTCTTCCATCGGATCAGTACGAAGGAAGTTACGATCAATGTCAAATTTGACGATGTTTCCGCGAGCAGTGATGTCATCCATCGACAAACGATCTTCAATTGCCGAAATGAATGGTTGTAGAGACAATGTCAAGAATTGCTTGCGTTCATCTTGAACATTGGCATAAGTCATAGAGTTTGCGTCTGCTGAAACATAATATGCAGGCACATTGCACAAACGAGCAATGTCGGTGCTAAGGCTAAAAATTGCCTCTGAATACATCATGTCTTTTGGTGAGAATGAAACTGGGTTGTATTCAAGTGTTGATGTCAAATATGCAGTGCTGCGGTTATTGCGTGCGTTCTTCCATGCAGCTAGTAATCCAGAAACTTCTTTAGGATCTAAATCTGCTCCAGTATTTTTAATATATCCAGTTGCCATTGGAGTGTTTGCTGCAATTGCTGCTGCCTTTTGGACATCGATTGCAGCGCGAATTGTTTGAACACCGGTATTTAAAATACCCGGAAGCAAAGATTGGAAAGTAATTAAACTTCCAAGACCGTCATTAGGCAAAGTCATTCCGTCAACTGCATAAGACTTAACAAAAGTATTTGTGCTATCAAGTGTTGCAGTTACGCGATTGTTAGCGATCCATTCAAAACGAGATGGACGGCCATCCTCAACATAAACTTCAACAACTTTCCAAAATGCTTGCGAATATAGGAGCAATGATTCAACCGTGTATGCAATGGTTACAGATCGTGGCTGTGAATATGAAGGCTGCTCTAACCACACTGGTGAGCCAATTGATTCATTAGTTGATTTTTTGTAAAGCTCCATTGGGATTGCGCCAATAGTGCCAGCCAAAAGATTACGACATCTTTGTAATGCTGGAACGCCAAGAGCTTCTTCGCGACTTACATAGGTGTATTGGAAAGGCATTGCATAAGGTGAATACTCGCCAAGAACCTGCGGAGCAGACTGAGCTTGTAATTGTGGCTTTGACTCTAGGCCAAATGCTTGCAAAATTTTACCCATAGACATAAATGGTAGCACATGTCAAGTATTTGACAGACCATAATCGGTGTGTCTAAGTATATATTTGAGGTTTAGCAACTGGGATCATCAATTTGGAAACGACCATTGCCAAGCCAATTGGTGCTGATATATCACCAGCTGATTTTCTCTTAATAATGCGCCAAGCCGAATCGTTAACTTTAGCTGCACAGTTATTCATCTGCTGGATCAATTCTGCCTGTCCATTATGGACGACCCGAGCATTAACTAGACCTTCCAACAAATCACCACAGGCTTTGTAAAATTGCTGGCCTGAGACATCTTCGACCATAACCCCAGCATTGGCTAGGCGATCTGCAATAGTCTGGGTTGCGTACTTGTCAAAGCAAACAAGGCGCGGTTTATAGATATCGCACCAGCCCTTGATCGATGCCGCCATCTTTAGTTCATCAATGGCGACCTGAGAGCTGTAAGTCTCCAAGATTCCGATGCCAATCCTCCCATCTGGGAGAAGTTGTCCTGCGACCAATGATCCGTTCCTGCGTGAAGGACTGACATCGAAACCGAATACAGTATAAGCCCCAGCCGACATTTCTAGCGTGCTATCGGATGTATCTTCCAATATGCCGTGAGGCCAAGGACTACTTAATGAGTCGATCCACTGACAAAGCGTTTCAGTGCGCGTGTTTTCAATAGGAGATGTAGCAATCGCTTCTTCAATCGCTTCCTCCGTGATTGTGTACCCCAGTGAGGGGTTAGCCAAAGCCCATGCATTGCGATCAGTTATCTTGCAGTATTGAGGGGCTGAGTATTCATAGAATCCAAAAGACTTTGGTGGATAGTCAATAGCTCGTTCTCGTAAGTCGTTAAGGACAGTGCTGAAAGCGTCTCCTGCATTAGAGGTAAAAAGCGCTTGAGAATTTGGACGAGCTCTAGTTGTAGGAGTAGCAGCTCTGTATCCATCTTCAGAGATTTCTCTAAGTTCATCGATGTAGAGAAAGTCTGCTGATCTACCGCGAGACCCGTCTCTAGTTGCTGCAACAACATCCAGCCTTGCTCCAGATAGCATCTCAATAGATTCTGTGCCGTTGGCGTATCTGATCTGTTTAACAAATCCTTTAAGGTGGTCATTGTTCTCCAATGCGTGTGCGACCTGTCTAAAGGTCTCCAATGCCATCGAACGGTTCGAAGACATGATTAGGACATTCTTTGATTCCCATTTTAGAAGATGTGCCAAAATCAACATACGAGCTAAAAATGTCTTGCCATTTTGTCTCGAAATTAATAGGAGGCAACTTTTCCGAATCCACATTCCTTTTTTATCTACAGTGAGCATATCTTTAAGAACAAACTCCTGCCAAGGTAATAATTCCTCACCAATCATCTTGGCAATGTCTTTAACATCTTGCAGCTTGTTTTCGCCTTTAA